GTGTCGCCAGATTGAAGCCTTATGTGTCCGCCGATGTGTTTGATTGGTCTGAGAAGGAGTCCGAGAAATGAAGCCGCTAACCGATGATGAAGTTCGCAGAGGATTCCACGCTGAGCATACTCCGAATGTTCTCAACACGATGCTTATCCTGATTCCTATTGCTCTAGCGTTGTGGGGTATTATCTGCTTCGGCGGCTGGGAGTTGTGGAAGCACCTGCACGGATAGCGTTACCTGAAAGGATGTGAAGGATCCATCAACCAGGAATGAGAGGTAGTGCAAGATGAGCGAGCCGATTAGAATCCAACGGAAGCGAAGCCTTCCGGAGTACGCGGTATGGCGTATGTCTATATTCAAGCGCGATCAATATACCTGTGTTCTGTGTGGGGCTAAGAATAGGAAGGGACAGAAGTATGTTTTCGATGCCGACCATATCCGCCCGCTTGCCAAACTGTTCGAAGATCATGGAATAACCACTGTCGATGAAGCTATCTGCTGTGCGGCTCTATGGGATACCAACAACGGGCGGTGCCTCTGTCGTGCCTGCCATAAGAAAACCGAAACGTGGGGGCCAAACACTAAACCCCGAAAACCGCGAGTCACGTCCTCTGAGCCTGTGGAGAGTACGCGTCGTAAAGCGCCTCGTCGAAGCAGGAAGACTGCTGCTTAGTCATGACGAGAGCGAGAATGTATCTCCGGTAATTAGGCGCGAAGTAAAGCCTTTTGTGTTGATGAATCGGATTGGTAGGTTTGGCATGGACTCCTCTTAAAGAGTCTTCATTGCTGCAAGCAATCCGCTGAGGTCAAGGCCAGTCGGAGTCTTGCCGCTGTTCTTGGATATCCAATCTTCCGTGATAATGCAATATGCCTCGTCCACATATCCTAAAATGAAGGAGTTTGATACTGGGATGTTGATCCCCCAACTATCTACGTGACCGCCATCTGAACCTTGGCCTAACTGCACGATGCAATGCCCCCCATCAGTCGGGAGACCGGGAGCGAAATTCCAGTTGGTCGTATCCTGCTGGCACGCGTCCGGGCAGTTGATGCCGAGGTAGAGGCCACCAAAAGTGTAGGCCGCGTATCTCATCTGGGCGAGGCTACTAATGTCCAGCGAGGCGTAGCCAACGATCTTATGCACCTGTCCAGCAGCCGTGATACCTGTGCCTTTCCAGTGGGACAAAATATCTGTAAGCGCCGCCCCATTATCTGTTGGGTTGTTCCCCGAAGGACCAGCGTTGGGGTTGAAGCCCGTCACGGCGGTATAGAGAGTCAATGCCTCTTCGGTCGTCGGCTGGATTGGTCTGCCAGTATTATAACTTTGCGCTTGAATTAAATGGAGAGCACCTGCGCACGTGCAGTCGCCCCAAACATCATTGCCAAGGATCGAGAGTGCATCGGAGGGCACGGCAAATTCCCATCCCTTTGCCGGTACCGCAGGCCATGTCGTGGCCTTATCGAGAAAGTCTCCCAGAGACGGGAGACCAAGTTTACGCTTCGGTGCGAGCTTGCCGAGTTTAAATGCCATGATGCCTCCAGAAAGAGGGGAGCCGACCCGTGAAGGCCGACTCCCATGTTATGCCAAATTACTTGATTCTTGCTGCTGCGAGGTTTGGGTTAGCCGCGACCACAGAGTTCCATTGCTCGCGGAACTGCTTGGCATTGGCCGGAGCCGGGTGTCCAAGATGCACAGCCCTAAAGTGTGTGTGAGTCGAAAGCGCCGCCGAAGCCGTTGTAGACGCAGGAAGCATACTCAAAATCGTTTGCACTGTCGCAATCGCGATGTCAATCAATGGTGCATACTGCGATGTGCCCGGAATCAGGTTGAGGTCAGCTTCCACAATGCCGAGTGCTTGGATCACGTCGTCAGCCGGTGTACCAGACTTCCAGTTGGTAATCGCCGTCACCGCTGCATTTGTATCTGCCGTCAATTGGGTACTCAATGCCGTGTTGCCTTCGAGTGTCGCAATGTTGACTGCGGCTGCGCCGAGCGTCTTGGTGAGGTCCGCAAACGTCGTTGAACTGCATCCGATGGTTGGAAGTATAACCAGCGAAAATACCAGCGCTGCGGTTATGCTCGCGATTGATAACGACTTGAGTAAATTCTTGATTTTCATGCTGCTGTCTCCTGTGATGCAGGTTGCGTTGCGATTAGCTTACTTGATATATCTGTGCTAGGAATATTAATCTTTAGGAATAATTGGAGTAGCCGGAGGATCGTCGTGACCGGCTACCGTGATAGTAGTCTCCACCTTGCCCTGCGGTGTTTCGGCGGTTTGCTGGAATATCCACCGATCCACGTTCGGATCGTGCAAGAGGGCAATTCCCATCAATACAAAGCTGCCAATAGGCTCTAAGCGCGGATGATAGCTAAGGAAGTGGTTCACTGCGGCGAACTGACTCGTGATGGCTCCGCCAGCAATTAAGCCAAGGATTATCAGTGTCTGCTTCTTGATGGCTTTCCCATTAATGGTTAGGTTCATAGCGGCTCTCCTAGAATCGCATCTACATGATCCCAAACGGTGTTATACCCGATTATCCACGGTTTGCTCAGGATAGTCACGCAAATACTTTGTCCTGCGATGACCCATCCAAGAGTTACACCTTTTGCGGATGCCTCGCCCGTTGGTTGCGTCGAATCAATGGCTGGTCCCCCAGCAGCCTTGATTTTTGCGGCAAGCACCACGGGGTCGATATTCAGTGAATACGTTTTAGACTGGCTCATTTCTTCTCCTTATTCGCAACGACAATATGGTTCCGCTCCGCAAGCACTGCGTTCACAAAGTCTGCGAACGCCTGTAGCGACCAAATGTTCCCAGAAAACGCCTCTTGACCGTCCGCGAGCGGATAAAACGACTTCAGAATTGCGGAATCATTGTCCCACTCTTCGCTTCTTGGATCGACGATGATTTGGAACTGAACCCCGTTATCATCTTTAGCGAAGGCGTTGATTGCGCCGTCCTGCCCAACTCCATCTCCCGATTTATTCCGCATAAATTCTACCGTATAGCTCATTTACCCCTACCATTCTCCGCACTATGCATGAGGTCGGCGATAATATCCCTCAACCGTTTCACTTCCAACTCGGCTGGATATAACCGCATGATTTGTAGTTCTCGCTCTGCATCTTCCAGTCGCTTCCATATCGCCGGACACGATGTGCTCACATGTCCCTCCGCATAACCTTGGGATGTCTGGTTAGGTCAGCGATGATTCGTTCGAGGTCCAGTATCTTGCGATTCTGCCGCCGAATCTCTTCCAACGCAACAGCTAGTTGCTCCTCATGACTCATGCGCACACCACGCAGGCGGTAATAGCCTTTGCAAGCGAAGGTATCTCGTGCATCAGCCACGCATAAATGCTCGGATGGAGTCTCGCGGCCATGTGCTCGTATCCTCCCGTGAGCCTGCATCCATGTTTCTTGCAGATCGGACAATATTGCATCATCGCTTTCCCTTTCCACTTCGCTCAAAACTAACTACATCCCTGCTCATTGCCATTGGCATCCATTGTCCAGCGTCTTTGATTGAACATACAACATAACAGTGGTTGTTGCCACAATGCTTCCTGATGAGGTTGCCGTAACTAACACAGGGCATACTTCATTCTGAACAGGTGGAGTGACAAGAGTAGTTGAGCCACCACATCCAGCCAGTCCGCATAGAAGTAGGAGTCCAATTAATCTCATACCGCCTCCATGAACAGTGCTATTTCCGCCTTGCGCCGCTTAAGTAAGTCCTGCGACACTTTGCCATTCACGTGATCCCAAAGCAGGAACTGCTCTTCTGCACCATGAATGCCTCCATTTTCTCTCTCAACAGGTCAGCAATGATCCGCTGCAGCCTCTTGATCTCCGCCCGCGCTTCGAGTAGTTGCTCCTCTAGCGTCATACTGTCTCCAGCGTCCTGAATAGCGCCTGCTCAGCCTGCCTGCGCCGAACCTGCCACGAACTAACTTCTCCGGCCACGATCACCCATCCGTGATACTTATCATCGGACCCGAGGTAGCAGATGGACTCAATCGCGCCGCCCTTGTCTCCCACGTTCAGCTTCGCCAGGCAGGTAGACGTTTCAAAGTTCCCACTCCCGATGTTAAACACGAAATCACAAAGCGCATCCCACTCGTTCTGCTCAAGCGGAACCTTCACCATCTTGCTCAGCACCACATCAGTCCAGTCGAGGTCTTCAGCGAGCCATGCGCGGGCCTGGGGCTCAGTGCAGGTGTCTCCAGCCTTGACGTTGTGAGTGTGGCCATAGCCGATCGTCCACTTCCCGTTGCCGTCTTGGTAGGCTGCGGTTCGCAGACCCTCAAACTGAGCCGTTAGAAGCGTGCATGTGTCGGAGTGTTTCATTGCGCTCTCCCATGCACAGACTTCCCTTTGTCGTAGCCATCCCGCCACGCCGCCGACACCGCAATCTCTACGTCATGCTTATTTAGGCGGCTATCGTGAGATTTTAGCCACTCATTGTGCTGGGCTATTGTCGTTTCCTGATCCTTGATTCTGCCCATAATCGTTC